TTGGTTGCTGGTGCTGATCTGGTTATGCTCGGTGGCATGTTGGCTGGCCACGACGAAGGTGGTGGTGAGGTTATCACACGATACTTCAAGACCGGTGAGGTTCGTGCTCAAACATACTTCCATGGTGATGTGGATGTGTTCGAGTGTGGATGGGATGATGTGATCGAAGAACGTCAGTTCGTTAAGTTCTATGGTATGAGTTCACGCGCTGCAAACGACAAACACAATGGTGGTCTTCGTGAGTATCGTTGTGCTGAAGGTCGTGAGGTCACTGTACCATATCGTGGATCTGTCATCAACACTCTCGATGATCTGTTCGGTGGAATCCGTTCGACATGTACGTACGTTGGTGCACGGTCAGTCGGTGACCTACCAAGACTAGGTCGGTTTGTTCGATGCGGCGATACACACAATCGGGTATACGAATAATATCAAGCGCCCATAGCTCAGCTGGCCAGAGCGTCCGACTTTTAATCGGAATGTCGTAGGTTCGAATCCTACTGGGCGTACCAAACTTTTTGCAAAAAGTGCACATTAACTGTGTACAAGACCGCCAAAGTGTGGTATACTGTATATATAATAATAATGAGGATTATATTATGGCCAAATTTTACTGTCAAGCGAACAGCCGGAGTCAAAAAGAAGTAGCGATCTTTGAGATGCTCGAGAAAGCCAGTGACTATCTTGTTGAGACTCTTGGTCTCCAAGACTATCTTAAAGAAGTCCGGATCGAACGGATGAACGGCTGTGTACAAACACGGTCGATCCACAAACACCTGAAGGTAGGAAGTGGGCAGGCGTAGCAAGCCTAGAGGATTTCTTTGCGTAATGAGTAATTCCTTTATAAATATTTAGCATTCACATATACTAAGAAAGGTATCGTCATGAAGACGCTTATGGATTATCTAAAAGAAGGACCAAATGATCCTTCAATATTTAAAGCAATATTTTTGGCGGGTGGTCCTGGTTCAGGTAAATCATTTATGGTTGGCGAAACTGCTTTAACAGCTCATGGATTTAAAATTGTGAATTCAGACGATATGTTTGAAGCAGCCATGAAAAAAGCTGGATTGACAATGGATCCTGAAACTATCTTCTCTGCACAAGGACAAGCAATAAGAGACAGAGCAAAGAAACTAACGGGAATGCGACTCGATCAATGGGTTGAAGGTCGTATGGGTTTGGTTATTGATGGCACAGGAAAAGATGCTGAAAAAATCAAAGGGCAAGCACAAGAATTGCAATCGCTAGGATATGAAGTGGCAATGATATTTGTAAACACAGATTTGGAAACTGCCCTTTCTAGAAACCAAGCAAGACAGCGGTCATTGCCTGATGCAACGGTTAAAAAAATGTGGAAAGATGTTCAAAATAATATTGGAAGATTTCAGGGGCTGTTCGGACAAAATCTTTTAATTCTCGATAACTCTGAAGGAGAACAGTGGAAAAAATCTGCACAGGCTGGTTATAAATGGGGTAAGAAGTTTGCTGAGAAACCTGTGAGTCGAAGAGCAATGCACTGGATCTCTTCTTTTAGGGATAAACAAAAATAAAGCTAACGGAAAAAGATTACAAGTGTAGCAAGCCTAGAGGATTTCTTTGCGTGATGAGTGATGAGTTGAAGGAAATGTACCGAGTGTACTACGAGAACGTACGTCGGTGTCAGGAGATGTGTAACCACGATATTGTGGATGGTTATTGTTTCCTATGTAATAAGTTTTTTGATGGAGAAGAGAATGAAGTTTAAGGGATACGAATACCCCAAAGGGGAGAAGCACACTGCTGAGTCCATCTACAATGAATGGAATAACAAAGGTGCTCAGATCTTGGACCTACTCGAGCGTATCGATGCTCCTGAGACTGGTTCGGCTATTCAGGCCGGTGCCAACTGTGGTTACTTCCCGGTTCAGTTGGCCAAGGCGTTTGACCACGTGGTTACGTTCGAGCCACTGCCCGAGCTGTATAAGCTTGCCAAGAAGAACATCGAGAAGCACGGTGGTGACAACATCACTCTGTTGAATATGGGACTTGGTCGTGAGGCTGACTCTGCATCAATCACGTTCACCGAAGAGGGTAACTGTGGTGCAACAGGTCTCACTGCAGATGCAGATGGTGAGCTAGAGCTCATGAGCATCGACAACCTTTATCTGAGTGACTGCCTGCTAATCTGGCTTGACATTGAAGGTATGGAAGCCGAAGCACTACGTGGAGCTGAGAATACCATTAATCGCTGTCGTCCATTGATCGTGGTCGAGAATAAAGGTCTCATTCACGGGTTCGATAGTGAAGGCGAAGGCCAGGAACTGCGTCAGGGTAACTCATACTTCAGACGTTGGTTTGAGAAAGAGTATGGCTACAAGCGTATTACTCGCCTGATGCGTGATGATGTGTTTATCCCAGCGGAGTACTTGTAATGCGTCTATCGAAGAACTTTATGTTGGCTGAGTTCGAGAAGTCACAAACAGCTATTCGACTCGGCTATAACAACGAGGTACCTCCTCAACACCTACCGAGCCTTCGGTCACTGGTTGACAACGTGTTACAGCCAGTCCGTGATGAGTTCGGTCCAGTCCAGATCTCGTCAGGCTATCGTTCGAAGTTCTTGAACACCGCTATCGGTGGTTCGACGCGATCACAGCATTGCAGCGGTCAAGCGGCCGACTTCGAAGTACCAGGTGTATCGAACTATGATCTGGCAACATGGATCCGTGACAATCTCACCTTCGATCAGCTGATCCTTGAAGGTCATCGTAAGTATGTCATAGGATCTGGATGGGTTCACTGTTCGTTCACTGACTTCGGGCCCAATAGAAAGGACGTACTGACAGCTACGTTCGTCAATGGTAAAGCAACATACACAAGAGGATTATCAGAATGAATATGCTACTCGACTTCGCACTAGACTATCTGGGCTTTGCACTCATGGTATGTGGTTTTATCCTTGGTGCTCGTACGTTGACAAGTATCGTCATGGACCTCAAGAATGCAGTTCAGTCATGGAGAGACATTGATCTTGAGGATTGGGTTGACCTTGTCGTCAGTGCGGTGTTTCTACTCGTAGGACGCTTATTGACTCTGTACTAAAATAACTGTGTACAAACGATCCAAAGCGTGGTATACTGGTTATATGATGAGAAACCTTGACAACAAGACGAAGATCGGTTTGGCTATATCAGTCGGCCTACCGATCTATATGAGTATGGCCACACTCGTTAGTGCCTTGGCTGAAGAAACACCAAGAGAACCAGACCACGTGGTCATCATGTCAGAAGGTGTGATCGAGCCATCCTCGGAGGTATCTGCTACGGTTGACTACGTTCCTATGGTATACCACTATAACGACACGAACCGTCGTCTGTATCAAGAGACCGATATCATCAGTGAGATCGGCGAAGATGTAGATGACCGTGAAGAGTTGCTATGTATGGCAATCAACATTTACCATGAAGCTCGCGGATCAACCACCGAAGACCAGATTGCTGTGGCTGAAGTCGTCAAGAACCGCACAGCGGATTGGCGTTGGCCTGACACTGTATGTGATGTCGTATGGGACAATAAGCAATTCTCATGGACACACGATGGACTCAGCGACATGCCACGTGAAGATCGTGCATGGGAAACCAGCCAGTACATTGCCTGGCTCAGCCTGAACAATATGGTCGAGAATCCAGTCGGTAACGCCAACCACTACCATACAACTGAGATTGATCCGTACTGGAGTGTTTCGGCACGACAGCAGGTTGGCTCACATTTCTACATGGAAATGTAAATTAGTTGTGTACAATACCATCGAAATGTGATATACTGGTATTATGATTGAATAGGAGTTACTATGGCAGCAAAGAAGAAGAACAAGAAGTCTACCGGACCGACACTCTCTCGTAAGTATGATACTAAGTATATCGGTAACGAGATGGAGTTCGACAAGGTTGACTTCGACACTCTGAGTGAACGTGACCGCCGACTGATGCAAAGTCAGGCACTCAACTGGTATGCGTACATGTATGACGTCAAGAAGGATTACCGTGACGTCATCAAGGCGTACGCCAAAGAGTTGGGTTGGTCTGCCGCAGACATCACAGGTCTCAATGGTATTCAGTTCGAGAACGAACACACTGGCTTCATGAAGCTGGTTCGTATGTACCAACTCGGATGGAAACTCGATGAGCGTGAGGCTGGTCACGTGAGTAACCTTATGGCCAGACTCAAAGGACTGGTCACCGAAGCTCGTAAGTCAGTGGCTGATACAAAGCCACGTGCTGTTCGTAAGGTATATGACTCTGACACACAGATCCTCTACGAACTCGAGTATGACTTCGAGGATGTGGTTATCGAGAACAAAGAGATTCCTGAGTTCAATCTCTATGATCGTATTCGTACCTTCAATCCATCACGTACCATACTCAATGGTGTTGTTCGTGAGTGGTTAGAAGGTCGTATCGCTGAAGCCAAGACCGCTGAGTCCAAAGAGACCTATGGTGTTCGGTTCCAGAAGAAACTAGTCAAAGCGTACGAGGCCATGGTCGTTGATCTGGATCGTTCGTTGGTCACTCCGAAGCGTGTGTCAAAACCCCGGGTCAAGAAGAAGACCCCCGCGGTTCGTCAGATACGTGACCTCAAATATCTCAAAGAGTCGTCCGAATACAAGGTGGTGTCTATCAATCCTGAGAAGGTTGTGGGCGCAAACAACGTCCTTGTGTTCAACACTAAATACCGAAAGCTCATATGGTACTTCAGTACTGGCGGGTTTGAGGTATCGGGTACTTCGTTGAAGGGTGCGAATAGTTCCGCCCAGAAGACCCTCCGTAAGCCTGAAGAACAGCTTCAGGCCTTCCTGAAAACTGATGCTAAGACCAAGTTGACAAAGGCTTTTGCGACCATCAAGTCAAGTGAGTCACAAGCATCCGGTCGTCTGAATGACAACTGCATAATTATGAAAGCGTTCTAATGGTAAGTTTATTAATATTTGGCCTGTGTGTGATTGGGAGTACGTGTATCTCCAAGATACTGTCTGGGTGGATTTACCACTTCGATCTTCAACGGACCCTGGACGAGAATGATGTTGAAGTTGAAGATGCAGTTGTGATGACACCTGTATCACCAGGTATCTTACTTCTTGACCGGTTCATCGTCTTCTCGTTGTCGTTCATCAGCCTTTCACTGTTGTGGAAATAGTATGAATAGTTTTGAAGCCACAATGGCTGTCTTCGCAGTCGTCCTAGTTATCTATGGCGTGATATTCGCTACATTTGGAGTTATAATATGAAACTACGTAAGGTTGAAATTGAACGCTTGACCGATGAGTCAGACGCAAAGCTACTGACAAAGAAGCAGTTCAGCAGCTTGGTCGTCAACATCAAGAAAGAGTATGAGGTCGGGACAATTGAAGCTGTGCTTCAGGTATGTGAAGAACGTTCTATCGATCCTGAAGACGTAAAGAATCTAATCGATCCTACCGTACGTGGGATGATTGAAGAGGAGGCATTGGCTCTCAATCTGTTGAGAGGTAGTAAGGCATCACTCGGTGCATTTCTGTAATTGACTGTGTACAATCCCTTCAATATGTGATAGAATAATATTATGACGCCTTTCGAAGCATACCGTATCTATATTGCTGTGTCCACTCATTTTTCGAGTGACAGTTACGACATTCACAAGTACAACGGACGTGCGAATGTCAGTGAGTCCTCATTCTTGAGGAGACGTGATGCTTCGTTCTTTTACCGTGCCCCGAAGATATACAAGACGCAAGACAAGTGGACAAAGGCCATCGTTGCGTGTACACTTCAGGACAAGGGTTATGTTGCTGATGTGTTGAGTTCAGATGACATAGTAGACGAGTTCATGGTACGACGTGAGAATATGTCACGCCATTATCAAGACGATCTTCGTGATCTCCTTGACATCACTCGTAAGCTTGACCATCTGTTCATACAGGATTATGATACCACCGATCCGGTCATCATATCGAAGATACATCACGGCGAAATCAGTTATGAGTCAGCGGTTTTAATGGATATGGTTTTCCGTTGGCTCAACAAGGCTCGTAGCAGTGACACACTGCTCTGGCCAACCACACGTAAGAAGTTGATCAAGTACCGGTCATTCTTCAATATCGATGTGGATAAATATAAAGACCTTACTGCTAAGGTCATCAAAAATCATATTTAGTCGATAGTTAAAAGGAAAATAATATGTCGTTTGCTTCAATGAAGAAGTCACGTCAAGCTGAACTTGACAAGCTGAAGTCTCAAATCGAGTCTACCAATAAAGGTGGTGCTGGTAACCGAGACAACTTCTGGAAACCAGAGCGTGATAAAGCTGGCAATGGCCAGGCTATCATTCGCTTCCTCCCCGCAGCTGAAGGTGATACCACACCCTGGATTACCTATTATGACCACTGGTTCAAAGGACCTACAGGTCAGTATTACACAGAGAAGTCGTTGACCACAATCGGTCAGGATGATCCAGTCTCTGAGTTCAACAGCCGTCTCTGGAATTCAGGTGTCGATGCTGATAAAGATCAGGCACGTGCTCAGAAGCGTAAAATGCACTATGTTGCGAACATCCTTGTGATCAAAGACTTTGCCAATCCCGAGAATGACAACAAGACATTCCAATACCGGTTTGGTCCAAAGATCTTTGACAAGATCAAGGATGCAATGAACCCCGTCTTTGACGGTGATGAGCCAGTCAATCCGTTTGACTTCTGGGAAGGTGCAGACTTCCACATGAAGATTACAAACGTAGAGGGTTGGGTCAACTACGATAAGTCACACTTCCGTGACAAACGTGTCCTGTCAGAGGATGATGCAAAACTCGAAGAGATCTACAATGGCCTGACTCCATTGTCTTCGCTCATCGCACCCGATAAGTTTAAGGTCGTATGCTGAGTTGAAGGCTAGTTGAACCGTGTATTGTGTATCGAAGCTGAAGAGCCAGTACGGCCATCGGCTCCTGCACCAACGGTCAGCCGAGATCCTGATGAGTTTGCACCGACACGTCCAGCCCCATCTGCAGATCCTGCACCTGCAGCGGATGATGACGATGATGATACATTGTCGTTCTTCCAAGGTCTGGCTGACGAGGACTAATATCAATGGCGTTACCTAAGCTAAACAGTACACTACTGTATAAGACCACAGTACCTTCGACAGGTGAGACTGTTGAGTTCAGGCCCTTCCTTGTTGGTGAGGAGAAGCTCTTTCTTATTGCGTCACAGTCTATGGCACCGCGAGTGTTGTATGATGTAATCAAGAGAGTTGTATCACAATGTGTTACGACCGAAGGCTTTGATGTGACCCAACTGAAGGGCTACGACCTCGACTACATGTTTCTACAGTTACGTGCTAAATCTGTAGGAGAACAAGAAACGCTCAATCTGTCATGCGGCTCGTGTGATACCAAGAATGTGTACGACATAGATTTCGAGAATGGTGTATACGTATCCAAAGGACCTGAGAGTAACAAGGTCGATCTTGGTGGTGGTATCACGCTCGGGCTTACTGAGCCAGGCATCGACGATGTTATTGAGATCCAAGAGGTACTCGAAGATCAGGCTGAACTGGCCTTCGCAATGCTAGACTTGGTGATCGATAAGGTATACACGGTCGATGAGGTGATGGTATTCCATGATGAGACTCTCGAAGAGCGTCAGTCATTTATTCAGTCTATGACAGCTGATCAGATGCAATTGATATTGGCATTCATTCAAGAGATACCTCAAGTGTCTATGGACGTTTCGTTTGTATGTGGTAACTGCGGTAAGCACAACCAGACGGTACTCAAAGGTGTATCTGATTTTTTCGCATAGGCCTGGGATATAACAATCTCGAGAACTACTACAAGACCAACTTCGTTATGAAGCACAAGATGAATTGGTCGTTCCAAGAGATTGAGTCTCAGGCACCATGGGAACGCGAAGTCTATATCCAGCTTTATATCGATGATTTGAAGAAGGAAGAAGAGCGTATGAAAGAATCTGGACAGATCTAAAGAGAAAGGCCCCTTGCGGGGCCTTTTTTATTATACCTCGTTACCTTCGTACGCCAATCGTATATCTTGGCGGTTGAGGGTTTCGATCTCCTTGAACTGTAAGGTCATGTTCGTAGCAGGGAATCCACCATCCGGACGTTGAGCCATTGAACGGTTTGGGTCAAAGTCAGTTGCGACACCGGCCAGGATACACTCCTTGTAGAAGAGACCCGATCCAGCAAGTGAGACCATTTCACCGTCTTCGTTGACACGCCATGCGGATAGACGGAATGTGTTCGGGTGGATGAAGGCTACACTGACGTCAGCGATTTCACCAGCGGTCGTGCCAGGTACCAGAAGGTCCGTGTTCGACTCGGTAGTTTCGGTCACAGCACCGGTGATTTCGTAGTCAGACGGAAATGCATCCTTGGCCTTGATCGATACAGGATACATGACAGTACGGAAGAAGCGGATGATGGCCGAGACTTGTTGTCCTTCAGCTGCAGACGTAGGTACGAAGTTGAATGAGAAGTCATGAGCACGTAGGTTGACCTTCTGGAACAGTGAGATCGCATGAGGATCTTTGGTAATACCAACAGTGGCTGATACAGTGTTCGACACCTTCTTCACGACAGGTATATCCTTGGACAGACCGATGGCTGTTGCGATAGTACCAATGCTCGGTGTGTTACCAGATCTCATATCAGATACGGTCGATGCCATCTGAGTCATACCTTGATCAGCCGCAGCTGTTAGGCCAGACATGATACCACCTTGAGAATTCTGAATGGCCGAAGCAGCTGCACGACCCATGACACCAAGTTCGGTTTCGTCAGTCTGAATTGAATCGTTTTGTGACATGGTAGGCATATACAACCAGATGGTCTTGGTAGTGATACCGGTCTCTTGTTCACGAATGACTTCGACACCCCGCTCAAGTCCAAGTGTATTGGCCGCAGTCAGGGTCTTGGTCTCCTGGGCTTCAATCTTCAGCCAGTATGCAGTACGATCACCACGTGGGTTATCAAGAGAACGATCGAGTGGGTAGTACAGTGACTCCTCACGACCGGGCATACTTGCACCGGTTCGGGCATTCGGATTCAGGAGACCATTGATACGGTTCACTCCGGTGTTGATCTCACCTATGGCACGATTCTTACCATCCTGGATTGCACCCTGAAGCTTATTGCCCAGACGTTCTTTTGCTTTACTGAAGAGTCCCATTCGATACCTCGTATAAATAAATGCTATGGAGTATTTATATGGCGTTCGGTAAGCAGACTCACAAAGGCAAGTACAGAGTCAAGAACCCCTCGAAGTACATAGGCGACATCGATGATGTGGTCTACAGATCTTCGTGGGAACGTGCTGCATTTCTGTGGTGCGATCGTCAGCCACACGTCAAACAATGGAACAGTGAAGGTATAGTCATTCCGTATCGTAGTTCGGTTGATGGTAAACCCCATCGGTACTTTGTGGACCTGTACCTTGAGATGGCCGATGGTAGGAAATGGATCATTGAGATCAAACCATCCAAGGAGACCAGACCCCCACGTAAGTCTGCTAACCGACAGAGGTATATGACAGAGTCATTGACCTACATCAAGAACCAAAACAAGTGGGACGCAGCGCGACAGTTTGCGAAGAAGCAAGGGTGGACTTTTATGATCTGGGATGAGCACTTCCTGAAGAGCAGTGGGATATTAAAGTTCTAATGGCAAAGCTAATCGATTACTGGACTAGGGGCAAAAAAATGAGATTCAGTGGTAGTACCAATCTAACACCGTACAGCATATACGCGTTTGAGTTCAAGAATCCGGCAGATGACATTGAGTTGCTACCCGCAGCGTTCTTGTTCGTACCCGCACCTGGTCGTGATCCTCGACGTGGTATCTATGGGATCAATCTCATGGCACTGACAGATCCGAAGCTACGGGTTACGGTAGTCAATGAGTATTTGACGATCAATGCGTACAAGGATCAGAAGTATCGTGACATGCAAATGCGACGTCTGTTTTATCGTGTATACCGTTACCACGCATCCTACAGCCCGGCCTATAAATACATTCCATGGGCACGAGTAAAGAACGGACTCTTTGTTGAGTTAGACCCCATTCGGTTAAGAGAGATAACGAGAGAACCATGACCCTTGACGTAAGAAGATTTATGCATACGCTGAGTAAGCACGGCGGACCTCAGTATACTAACAGATTCCAGGTACGACTACCGGTCATTAACCTGCCCTTGATCGAAAAGGCATTGGGTTATGAAGATGCCAATGGATCGGAGCTCAATGTACTGTGTAAGAGTGTGCAAGTACCAGGCTTTGATCTTGAGATGAAGGCCGAACGGAAACATGGGTCACGTGCACCGCTCGCGCACGCAACCGGATTCCAGATATCAGAATCACGGTTAGTCTTTACGGATACAGCGAACGGATTAATACGTACGTACTTTGAGAATTGGTTTGATAGTATCGTTGATGAGCATGGTCGGGTAGCGTACTACAGTGATTCGGTCAAGGATATACATGTCGACACGTTAGACAAAGAAGGGAATGTCACAATGACAACTCGCCTGATGGATTGTTTCCCGAAGACAAGAGTATCGTATGAACTGTCGAACGCAAACTCGGACACACCACTTGAATTAACCGTGACACTACAGGTCGCAAACTACGAAATGAAAACCGGTACCGAAGCCAAGATCAATAAAGCCATAGGGAAGATCACCAAGGCCAATCGTATCATTCGAGACATCACCGACATAGACATCGCAGGCTCGGTCGCAAATAGTGTAAGGAGATTATTCTAATGGCAGACCTTCAACAGGTTATTGATGTACTGAATATACACAATAACGAAAGAAGAGCAACCGAAGAACTACAGATCGGGCGTGACATCGATAATAATATCATTATGCGCGAAACCAATACGCTGCTCAATAGTCAACTTGAAGCGCTCAATGCGGTCAATGAGTCTATTATAAGGTTAGGTGCGGTACTGGTTGGTACGGCGGACTCCATGTCAAAGATGAATGTAGCTCTTGCGAAGGGTAATCAGCTTGATAAGCGTGGTAATAGCGAAACAGACGAAGGTCTTGAGAGTATAACAAAAGCTCAGAACAAATCGGGTACGTTTCTTGGTAGACTTTTCAATCTCGAGAAAAAACGCGAACGGGACGCGCAACTCGTGAGAGAGTCACGTGATACAGGGACGGTGAAACCAAAGGTTATAGGGGATAAGAAGGATAGCGAAGATCGCAATACGCCTGGTGGTTTCATAAGGAAGGTACTGGGGATGATCTCAGGTCTTGTGCTGGGGGGCATTGCGGCTGTCCTCGGTTCAGAGCTCTGGCTAGCGCTGAAAGGGATTACGGATGGGGCTGTGTTCGAAGGGATCCGTGATAAGATAGCGATGGTCGGGCGTGGTATTACAACGTTCGTGTCTCTGTTCGCGAATGCAGGAAAGATGATAGCGGCGGTCGGCGCAGGCTTCAGCCTCGGCATATCCAAGGTAGGAAAGGTATTCCCGATCGCTGGGCGAGCGCTGCGCATGGTCGCGGGTGGTATTAAAACGTTCGGGTCTCTGTTAGCGAAGGTAGGAAAGGTAATACCGATCGCTGGTAAGTTCCTGCGTGTGATCCCCGGACTCGGCCAGGCGATAACTCTCATCACGTCCGTATTCAGCGGGATCTACGCGGGTATAAGGACGTTCATGGAAACCGGTGATATCGTAGAGGCTCTGAAGGCCGGGCTCTCAGCAGCGATCAGTACGTTCATTAATGGGTTCGTTGATCTGGCCGGATTCATATTCGGTATGGACCCAGAACAGACCGCTGCCATAAAGACCCGGGTCGAAGAGATCGTATCCGCCACTGTGGGTTTCGTCGTTGATTTCTTACAGGGGACATATGATATCGTAAAGAGTCTGGTAGGGAAGACGTTGGATCTCTTTACTGAATCACAGATCGAAGCGGATCGTGCAATGGCTGAGGCCGAAGAGGCCCGGGTACGGCAGCGTATGCATAACCTTGCGCGAATACGTCGCGATCGCCGTACAGAGGCCGAACAGGCAGAGCTCGAATCATTGCAAGAAGCGTTACCTGAGGCCACAAGACGTGCTGAGATCGCAAGGCTCCGTGGTCGTATGGAAGACTCTGGTTATGATATGAGTTCTGATCAGTATACGATGAATGAGTTGATGTCTATGACGGACGAGGAGCTGGCCGCAGCTGGTCTTATGGAAGCGTATCAGACCCGGCAGGGGAATACGGCTTATAGGATTAAGAAGCGTGGTGAGCTGCGTGTGGCCAATCAGCCGACGGATGTTGAAGCTGCTAATGATAATGCGGAAGCAATGCGACTGGCTGCTGCGGCTGCTGGATTGGGTGGATTGGGTGGTGGCAATGTGGCGATCTCTGAGAATAATACGAACATACAGTCTAATATGAGTCTTAACCAGCAGGGTGGTATGAGCTCTACGAACGATCAGATAGGACCTGCGTAATGAGTTACTTCAAGAACTTTAGTTTGATACCATATAAGTTTGGTACGAACGCTGATACCACAGAGTATACGAACATCAGTCAGTACAGTACCATACTGGATCAGATTGAGGATAACAGTTCGGCGTATCAGTTGGTACAGTTACGTGATGGTGAGAGGCCAGATCAGTTAAGTCAAAGGTTGTATGATACTGTTGATTTGCACTGGACCTTCTTCTTGTTGAACCCGGGGTTAAAGGATCATGGTTGGCCATTGAGTCAGCAGGACCTGTTGGTACAGATGGACAAGGACTTTCCGGGTGTTTGTATGGTGGTCTTTGGCAGTAAGGTATCAGGCGAGACCGGTAATGAGATGCATATACTGGTGGGATCGTTTGACGTAGGTGATACTGTTGTAGGTCAGGACAGTGGTGCGACCGGTGTGGTCTATGCGAAGAACGTATTGATGGGTCAGGTGTTCGTAAAGGATATTGTGGGTACGTTTGATGTGAACGAGACCATACGATCTGGTGATCATGACGTAACGGTGAGTATACTACACGATCCGGCGTATCTGGGTTTCAGTCATGTTGAGGACGGGAATGGGGACAATGTGGACGTTGACTATTCGGTTGACTTCAGAGGTCGTGGTCCGGAGGGTGATGATGACGCACAGGGGGGTGTGTTCGATGATCCGGATAACCCGGACGTGTATACCCATTTATCGCCATACAATATGGTATCTTTCTATGAGGAATATGTGGACCTGAATGATGAGTTACGACGGGTGAAGGTACTGACACCTGGTATTGCACGGCAGGTCACTAAGCTATTAAGAGAGTCGTTAGATGCCTAATTACGCTGCAGCACCGAATGCCTTTATCCCGTACGAGGATTCTATTGTATTACGTATCGAGCGTGATGCACCTATTGAGATGAACATCACGAACAGCTGTCCTGAGGTGAACATATACGAGGACATTAACCTACCCTACCTGACAGGTACCATTGCTGTGATCGATAGTGCTGGTATTGGGTCATTACAGTTCGGTGGTACAGAGAAGATCATACTCAAGTTACAGAACAACACAGACGCCAAGGTCGTGACCAAGGAGTTTGTTATCTACCAGGTGACAGATCATAAACGTCAAGAGAACGGTATGGTCGTATCCTTTATCATTCACATTATGGAGACTCATGGGTATCAGAACCATTTCCGTCATGTGAGTCGAGTATACGATACCAACCACAGTAATATGATACGTAGCATCTGTGCGACGGATCTTGATGTTGATATAGGTGATATGGACATTAGTTACCAGAGTTCGAAGTTGATTGTACCGAACCTACGTCCATTACAGGCGTGTCGGTGGATCCTGGACCAGACCACCACCTCAGAGGGTAAGCCATTCTTCTTCTATAGTTCACTGAAAGAAGGGTTACACCTCAAAAGTCTTGAGAGTCTCTATGACAGTGAGAACGTACTCAACACGTCCTTCTCATTACGACCGGCCGGTGTCAGTGACTTTAATGACAACGCTAACCAGATACTGAGTCACGTACAGAAGAGTAATGACCGTATCATTGACGCTCAACATACCGGTATCCTTGATGCGTTACGGTGTACTGTGGATCCATTCAAGAACGAGGTACGGTACTTTGACTATAGCCATAGAGAGTACCACGAGAACAAAGAACCTGAGTTAGGTTATGATGGTCTGCCGTATGATAAGAACTTTGAGATACGTGGCCAGGCGTTCGTGACCACACTGAACACAAGTCTTTCGTTTGGTGATGAGAGTACTGCGTACGAAGAAGAGACCGAGTTGGCCGATTACCGGTTGGGTCTGAACAGTAAGGCCGATAAGTACTTCCTTGACAAGAGCTGTTCCGAGATTGCGATTAATGGATGGCACATGTTCTCACAGGATATGAACACCTCCATTGGTCGGGTGATCGATATAAATATTCCTATAACAAGTCCACAAACAACTGAGGTTTCGATTGATGGGATGATTGACCAGAAGTACTCAGGTAAGTTCCTCATCACGGCCGTACGTCATAAGTTCAGTGTCCATACAAATAACTATGTGTGTTCCCTGGGTTTGAAACGTACAAGTAACCAAGGTGAGTTTGATGGTACACGATAGGATCCATTATGAAAAATGATACGTACTATGGGAATACCTCACATTGGGGTATCGGTGTCTGTGAGGATATAAGAGATCCATTACAGGCAGGTCGGGTTCGTATACGTATCTTTGGTATCCATACACCTGACAAGACACTCATACCAACACGGGATCTTCCATGGTCTCAGGTTATGACACCGGTCAACAGTGCCAGTATCTCTGGTACAGGGACATCACCTGTCGGTATGCAGGTTGGGTCTATGGTCTATGGTATCTTCCTGGACAGTAGCTATCAACAGTTCCTGGTACAGGGTACGATGCCTGGTATTAAGAGTACCACAGACGTACAGTACGTGAACTCGGAATCTTCGGTACAGAACACTGACATTGAAGAGTTAGGTCTCAGTCCACAGGAACAGGTATATAACATCGCACGGGCTCAGGGGTTGAGTGAGAACCAAGCCTCTGGTCTCTTGGCCGCACTTGATACCCATGCAGGTTATGACCCATTGTACGAAGGTGATAATGAGTATGGTATTGGTCTATGGGACAGTCGAGAGAAAGAATCATTAAGAGAGTTCGCAAGTTCTCTTGGTACCACACACGAAGACTTTAAGACTCAGGTATTGTTCCTTGTTGAACAGGTACGTGGTATTACTTCCTATACGGTTGAAGACAATAATGGTGGTACTGTACAGAGATCGGTTGATACACCGGGTGATGCCGCAGCTGCTATTACCCAACAGAAGTTCTTCAAGGATCCTGAAGAGAATCGGGAACAGACAACCACGAGCGCAAATCAGGCCGCGGCTGCTTATAGTTCGAACCGTAATGAGGATGACACCGGTTCTTATCCAATCGCGATACCCGCCGAGGAACTGGATACTGGCTCGAACATACAGTCCGAAGAACATATTACCTATTTCTTTGAACAGGCCAGAGATGCTCGTCAGACGCCTGAATCACGGGTGGTTGGTCTTGTGGTAAATGCTGCACACCCTATCGATTATCCATACATATTAGGATTCGGTGGTGATGTAGGTGCCAATGCTGTTGAGGCTCTGAACGAAGCTGCTGGTGATGACAAAAACTATAAGACTCACCTTCTGATTGGTACTGATGGTAAGTTGATCGTGGTCAAACCCGCTACCGAAGGTCTTGATGCTGGGTTAGGTGGTACGACAACCGAAACCATTGAACAACCTGAAAGACTGATTGACCATATTGGGTCACTGTTCCGTCTGGGTGGTGGTGAGACCGGTAATGATGATAACCTTGACTTCGATATGGAATTCGAACTCAAACTGATGTCCATGCTCAAAGAGTATCGGGATGATGGTAACCCTGTACCGACCCTGACCAGTGGTACCCGTACAGAAGAAGAGCAACGTATCGTCTCTAACCAAACCGAATACTTCGCCGCTACCCGTAACAAGTCTCGACACGAACGTTTCCAGGCAGTTGATTTCAACACTGTGGACGTAGTACGTATGAGAGATGGGGGTTACCTCGAAAGACACGGGTTACATCAGAGATATGGTGATCGAGATCCGGTACACATCGAAGAGATTGGTACCTTCCGTGATCCTCATACCGAATGGCCATACGACGGGTTTGGTGTTACGATCCGTACAGTCCTTGACGCAAAGGTCCTTGGTGTAGAATTCGTAGGTACATGGGATCCCAATGAGGACTCCGGATACGCATCGAACTATACTGACGCTCAATGGGAAACCTATAAGATACTTGTACGTTCCTTCCTGTCCGTGTTCCCTTCTGCGTGGACCAAAGGGTTTGGTGCTCTTGAGCCACATCAGAACGAAGGTCGGAAGTCTGCTAATGGTTTCTATACTCCGTACTTCGATGTCGAAGGCTATTCTGCATCTGTGTTCTCTGATCAACGTGGTATACCTTCTGAGTCCCTGCAACCGACCGAAGAAGCTCCGAAAATTTCTGACCCCTCAAAGGTACCGGAGACCACGAGTCCTGAACCGGAAATAGCTACGACGCCGTCTGATACATCTGATGCACAACCAGCACCGGAAGGAAAGATAGAACTTCCGAAACTGGATCCATTTAACTTCCCGACGATACCGACCCCGGATGTGGGCGGACTGGGGAACATTGGTAACCTCGGTGACCTATTACCGGATGTTGGTGACTTTGGCGGACTGGGTGACGCAAGTGGTCTGGGTGATCTGATCGATCTGGGTTCGCTAGTATCTGATCCGGCATCGAAGGATGTAACTGCTACTGGTGGTAACGCTGATACCCTGAACAATGAACCTGGTTCGTACTATCTGGACTTTAATAACTTTACGGGTCTACCATCTCCGGTGATTACGGTCAATGGTGATGCGACTGGTTCTGTTACGCTGAACGAACTGGGCAGTGGTACTCTGTCACTCTCGATACCGGCAGGTGGTGGTTCGACCGTTACAGCAAATACAACATCAACCGGTCAGACAGTCATCTGGTCTCTTGATGCTACAACATTCGCTGGGGTTGAGTTGGTTCTGACCTGTACTGATACTGTCGCGACCGAACGTCACATTGTGAAGCTTCTGATCACCCATGACGGAACAACCGCTGTTGCGACCGAGTATGGTACTGTGTTTACCAATACAAGTCTTGCGACATTCGATGTGGATATAAATAGTGGGAATGTCCGGTTACTGGTTACTGCCGCTAGTGCAAACAGTACGGACTATGTAATCAACGTAACAACATTATAGACACGGGGAAAGTGAACTGTGGCAAACGATAAAGATTTCAAGGTCAAGAATGGCCTAGTCGCTGGTGGTACAATCGAGACCACTGTCGGAGGTGTTAAATTTCCTGATGGGACAACACAGACCACAGCGGCTACAACAAGTACAGAGGTGAATGACCTGACCTCTGCTGTGACATGGGCTAACGTACCAGCTGCGAATATAACACAGGTGAGTGTTACCCAACACCAAGCGGCTCTGAGTATTACTGAGTCCCAAATCTCTGACCTCCAAGATTATCTGACAAGTACTGACCTGAGCTCGTATGCACCTTTGGCATCACCGGCTTTGACCGGTACCCCGACTGCACCAACCGCAGGTTCTGGAACGAATACGACTCAGATTGCTACAACCGCCTTTGTGTCAGTTGCTATTGCGGATCTTGTCGACTCGGCTCCGGGTACTCTTGATACACTGAATGAACTAGCCGCAGCTCTGGGTGATGATCCTAACTTTGCAACAACCGTTACTGACTCGATTGCGCTAAAGGCACCTCTTGCTTCTCCTGCTCTTACCGGTACACCAACAGCACCGACCGCTACAGGTGGTACGAACACAACCCAACTTGCAACAACGGCTTTTGTTCAGTCAGCGGTCGGTGCGGCAGGTGGTGGTGACGTATCCAAGGTTGGCACCCCGGTCGATAACCAGATTGGCGTATGGACCGGTGACGGTACGATTGAAGGTGACTCAGACTTTACGTGGAACGGAACCACGTTATACGTATCGAATACCAGTACGTCATCTCCGGCCATGACTTTATCCACAGCGAATGATACGTCAGACGCTGCGCCTATCCTTGACTTTGTACGTACGTCTACATCTCCTGATGATGGTGACTATATTGGTCAGATCAAGTTTAAAGGTGACAACGATACTTCGGGCGAAGTCGTATACGCTAAGATTACTGGTAAGGCCTCGGACGTAACTAACGGAACCGAAGACGGCCTTATTGAGTTTGCGGTGAAGTCAAATGGTTCGAATGTCATTGCGGCACGTCTAACTAACAATGACCTCAAGTTGCTCAACGGTCATGGTATTACAATTGACAGTCCGGGTACTCTGACCGTTGCCGGAACAAATGTCATTACCGAATTGGGTACGAAGGCCGATCTGGCTTCACCTACTTTGACCGGTACTCCAACCGCACCAACCGCTGCAGCTTCGACTAACACGACACAGATTGCTACAACAGCATATGTTCAGGGTGAGATCTCTGGTCTTGGTGGCGGAACAGGTAACGTATCAAATACCGGTACTCCGGTTGATAATCAGATTGCGGTATGGACAGATGCCACGACAATCGAAGGTGATTCTGAGCTAACTTGGGATGGTAATACACTGAGCATTAACACCACCGGGGCCCCGAACGTTGTGATTGATGGAGGCGGTCCTCAGACTATTCAATTTAAAGAGAGTGGTAGCACAACTAACTCTCCGCAAATCGTTCACCGTACAAGCCCTGATACCATAGGTATTGAGAAGGCGGTCGACAATACTAAGTTATTCACGTACGATATAGACGATGACTGGGCCTACTTTAAAGGTAATGTTGGTATTGGCGTTGAAGGTGCAACCGAAGCTCTCGAAGTGGTCGGTACTATTACTGCGACAACTGGTTTACATCTTGACGATAATGTTGATATTACCCTTGGGACCGGTAGCGATATTCAGTTCCGGTTTGATTCCTCGAACCTTTATACTGACATTGATGTAGGTGATTGGTACGTTCGTGATGGTACAACCACAAGGTTTACGTTTGCACGTACGACCGGTGACTTTACCGCAACAGGTAACGTGACTGCTTACTCTGATCGTCGCCTTAAGAATTGTATTGTACCGCTTAGTGTGACCGAAGCTATTGATAAGATCCGGCCTGTTCGTTACAATCGCCATGACCTCAATCGGTTTGAGTTTGGGTTTATAGCACAAGAAGTGCGTGAGTTATTCCCCGAAGTGGTGCATGAGAATGATAATGGATTGCTATCTATTGACTATAGTAAGCTGAGTGCTGTAGCCATTCAGGCTGCAAAGGAGAATAAGGCGAAGATTGAAGATATGCAAAAACAGATCGATGAGTTAAAAAAACTGATGAAGGGGCTGTAATATGGGATGGAAGGACGTATTATTCTTACTAGTGGTTGGTATCGCTTTTTGGTGTACAAGCATTATTGCTGAGGCCGTGGCTCAAGACGAAAAAGGTCACCACATAGGAATTGAGAAGTTTGTGTGTACAAACAGTAACGGACCAGCGGTAGGTACTGTTGTAGAGTTTGATGACTTTATTCTAACTGCAAATCACGTAACCAGCAGTTGTACCGATGGCCAACAAGAAGGATGGGAACGGTTTCCAACGTGGGACTTGGCAATTAAGTTAAAGACATCTATCGAAAACATAAAGGTACCCTTTCAGTGTATGTACCAACCGGAAGGACGTAACGTAGCGTTCATCGGTTATCCGGCTAACTGGATCGGAATGCATAATTCTGAGGTCGCGGTTGGGGTTATTATGTCAGAAGACCCGCAGTTCATGATAGCCAACGGGAGTCTACTCGTAAACGATGTTCAGCTCGCCTGGACTGATCGAGTACGTCCGGGCTACTCTGGTGGTGCGGTGGTTACTGGTGACCACACGTTTGCGGGTATTGCTATCGCTGTTCAAAATAGCCGTGAACGTGGCAAACCTCGGGGTGCATTCTTTGTTCCGACTCATACTATTTGCGCAGCTTTTGATACCTTGTATAAATAGTCATTAAAGGATGTTACTATGGCGAATGACAAAAACAAGGGACTCAGACCAACTGCGGGTTTCCAGGATCCGACAGGGGCATATCCTCGTATTGACTCACGGGATGGTGGCGGCTCTGATGTTAACCTTGGGTCTGTCGAACGTACAGTAACGAACAAGAACAATCGAGTCGGCCGTAAGTCACTGACTGACTCGGCGTATTCGTCGAAGACTATCATACCTTCACCGGCTCAGTTCAATCCACAATATCCACATAACAATATCACGAAGACGCCCGGCGGTCATGTCATTGAGTATGATGATACACCTGGCTTTGAACGTATTCACATACGACATGCGAATGGATCGGCAGTTTCACTTTTAGCGAATGGTGATACCGAGATAATTTCTGAAGGGTCATCGTATTCCATTACGGCCAAAGACCATAACGTCATCGTTCGTGGTGTCTGTAATATTATTGTTGAGTCTGATGCGAATATACGTGTTAAGGGTGATACGAATCTCGAGTCCGACGGTGACCTTAACCAAGTGGTACGTGGTAACTATAACCTTGAGGTCAATGGTAATCACACCACTCGGGTTCATGGGTACCTTGATGAGAAGGTTACAGGTTATCGTCTTGAAGAGACACGTGGTAACTCTGAGTACCGTCACTTGAATAACCATAGAGAACGTGTCGTTGGTACACAAACGATCGAACTCGGCGGTAATTACTCATTCACCGGTGAGGGAACATATTTCTGTCGGACGTATGGTGAAGTTCAAATGTCATACCATGGTGGTCTTGTTACACTCAATGGTTACAATCAGGCGTCAACCGATCCTGAGACTGGAGAGGTTGTCGAAGCCGTTCCAGGTCTTGGTAAAATGGTCTCGAACGAATTCTTTGGTACGGACGCTCATCTTGCGACAATCAAGACATCCGGTGATGTGGACTTTGGTGGAACCGTAGTCGGTGGTTCAACGGCCGACTTTACTGGTCAGGTTACAGCCCCGACACTTCATGGTGACCTCGAAGGTACGGCTAAGAAGTCTGAATACGCTGATACGGCCGGTGCTGCTCCTGACGGTGCGGCATCTCCAACTTCACCTTCTCCGGACACACCTGAAGAGTTTGATGAACGTCTGGTGGATCCAGAGTCTGTGCTGACGGTTACTGACGTTACGGGAACATCAGTTCCGTTAATTGTTGCGCTCGATCGTTCGGCCGTAAATGACTCACATGGTACTCGTAAGTTGTCCACGTCCGAGGTTACGTCGCGTTGTCGTAATACAACACTCTTCAAGAATGGAACTTGGTTGATCGATCAGATCGGACTTGGTTCAGTCAAAGAATCGATTCAGACATCGTCGGCTCAGAGCGCAAAACGTACTGGAGCAAAGACCACGTTTGCGTCAGGTAAACGCGGTCTACCGAATACGAAGAACTCAAAGAACTTCCAACGTGTTGTTGGTGATGTTAATAATGTTATCGTTCCACCATACGTCAAAATCACCGAGACGCCAGACCCATCGAAACGTCTGAGTTCGTCTTACTACGTATCTCATATGTTAGGTGGTGACTCAGAGGCGGCACAACTGGCTGGTCAGGTTGGTATGACTGATGTCGAGATCGCAAACAACATGCAGATCCTGGCGTATACCGCACTTGAGAAAATACGGAAAGAGTTCGGTGACATCTTCACTATCTCTGAAGGTCTGTACGTTAAGTACGAAAATGAAAAATACGATGAGGACAGCTTCGCCTACGACCGTATGATCGGCCTTGGTTGTGGTATCCAGTTCCCAGAGAGTGACAACTCAATCTACTTTGATGTTGCCCAATGGTGTATGAACAATCTCATCTTTGAGAAGGTCGGGTTGAGTTATATCGACTATGATCCTGACGAAGTTAATGAGCCAACACTTCTCATATCGGTACGTACTGGCTCAAATAGTAAAACAACTTTCACTGAGTTCAATCACGTGAAACAGAGCGATAAGCTGGAGGAATACTGATGGCACGTAAGTACGCAAACGATGACGCAAATCTAAATACTGGTTCTATCTTTACCACTCGGAACCGTGACTATTCTGATATCAACATGCTGTTTGAAGCCAATCCAAATACAGGTGACATCTATAAAGTAAAAGACGCTGCAGCTGTTAAGCAATCAGTAAAGAATATTGTCCTTACTAACTTTCATGAACGACCATTTCAGCCGTTCCTTGGTGGTAATGTGCGAGCCCTTCTTTTTGAAAACATAACGGCATTCACAATCAACGAAGCCAAGACAGCATTGGCTAAAGCTATTGCTCGCCATGAACCTCGTGCGCAGGTAACTAGTATAAATATAGCAACCGGTACTGCAAATACAATTGCAGTGAATATAGTATTTCGGGTAAAAGAAACCCAACAAGTTGACACGATCAACATAAGCTTAGAGAGACTACGATAAATGGCCACACGTATCAATCCAAGCCAGCTTGACTTTGAACAGATTAAGGCTGCGCTAAAGCAATATTATAAGGACTCAGGTGAGTTCAATGACTATAACTTTGAAGGTTCTGGTCTGTCTGCGGTTGTCGACGTCCTTGCTTATGACACCCACATGAAAGCGCTAACTGCTAACTTTGCGTTGAACGAAGCGTTCCTTGACTCAGCGCAACTTCGTGGTTCGGTTGTGTCACATGCCAAGTCACTTAACTATCTTCCAGGTTCTCGTAACTCATCAACCGCTGTCCTCAATGTGGCCATTGCTGGCGCGGATCCTCTGATTACTTACAACCTACCAAAATACTCATTGTTCTCATCGACCATCGATAACGTTGCTTATACGTTTTATACCCTTGACGAGTATGATACTAATCAAGCTGCTGGGTTTATCTTTAGTAACGTCAACGTGTACGAAGGCCGGCTGCTCACAAAACGTTTTATTGTTGATGCTGATACCTCGGCCAACCCGATCTACGTAATACCTGATGACAAGATGTACGTCGGATCACTTGATGTTCAAGTGAGAGATGGTCTGGGTTCTGAGTCTATTACTCGTTACCGTCGGGCTTCACGTGTTGAAGACTTTGCTTCTGATCAGAATGTTTACTTTATCTCTGAAGCAGCAAATGGTTATTACGAACTGACATTTGGTGATGGTCTTATCGGTAAGGCTCCAGGTGAAGGTTCGGTTATTGAGGTCAAGTATCTTCAGTCGAATGCTGCTACGCCTAACGGTGCTGCTACGTTCTCGACATCTGATACTATTGCAGGCCTTACGTTGACTCCATCGATTGTACAGGTTGCGACAGGCGGTGCCGAAAAGGAAACACTTGAGTCTATTCGCTTTAATGCTCCTATGAGCTATGCATCTCAAGACCGAGCTGTCACTGAGTCTGACTTCACTGCATTAATCAAAAACGCTGTTACGTATGTCGAATCGTTAAACGTCTATGGTGGTGAAAAAGCAGATCCGCCTGAGTTCGGTAAAGTGTTTATCTCGGTCAAGCCTTTTGGCGTCGATGCAATGACTGACGCTCAGAAGTCTCAACTACTAACTAATACCTTGAACGATCGTGTCATTTTATCAGTTACTCCGGTACTCATAGATCCCATCATTCAGTACCTTGAAGTCACATCGAACTTTGTTTATGACGACGCGAAGACGCCTCTGACCGAACAGACTCTTGAGTCAAACGTGGCTGGGGTCATTGAGACATACGGTGAAGAAAACCTACTTGGTTTCCAATCGCCATTCCGCCGTTCAGTTCTGACGTCTACGATTGACGCGTCAAATGATTCTATTCTTTCTTCGGATGTGGTTGTACGTCTTCAGGGTCGCGTTAAGCCGACTGCTGCGCAGCTCGGCGTTAATACACGTTACGATGTTGAGTTCACTAATAAGTTTGCTGAGCCATCGAGTGCAACGTATATCGTCGACTCTGATCCTTTTATTTACAGCGTCGAAGGTGTTGCGTATACGTGTTTCCTTCGTAACAAGACCGGCACGAAGCAACTTGAGATCTACCGTAGATCAGCTGCGGGTGAGTCTATTATTGTGGTTGATGATGCTGGTATTATCGATTACACACGGAACGTTATTAGTCTGACACCATTTGCACCAAGTCAAGTACAAGATTCTGACATTGGTATTCGTATTTCAATATTACCTGCGTCCCAGAATAAGATTAATCCAATACGTAATATACTACTACGTTTAGACACAACTAAAACACGAGTGACTGCAGAAAAAGATGGCTGATAAGCGTGACAATATAATTCGAGACCAGAAGCCTGGTAGCCGTAAGTTGGTACACTCACCAGTTGCGGCTGTTACGCCTTCTTATTATCAACAGGAATACCCTCAACTGGTAGAGTTCCTTGAGAAGTACTTCGAATATATTGAAGACACTGCTGGCTTCGGTGATCTACTTCAGAAACTAAAGGACATCCGTAACATTGATGTCACCGAAGAGGCATACGCACAAATACTGTCGTCAAAGGAATACGGTGCTGCCCTACCAGACCTTTCTAGTATCGATGAGACGGCGGCGGTTCGCCTCTTTGAATATTGGTACAAGGCAAAAGGTACACGGGCTGCGGTCGAGATGTACTTTAGGATTTTCCTTAACACGAATGTTGAGGTTGTATATCCACGTGAGAATATGCTGATCGTGGATGGTGGTGACTGGGACGAGAGTCAAGTTCGTTACACCACAGTCAAAAGTCTTATTGATGAGCCACGTGCAGTTATACAAGATGACTTCTATTATCAAGCGTTCTCGTATCTGATACGGTCAGGACAGTCGATCGATGATTGGGGTGACACATTCTACCGGGCTGCTCACGCTGCTGGCTTTAAGGTATTCGGTGAAGTCGAGTTGTCAGGTGTCATTGGTAACTTCAACAACATCGCCACTAACTCACCTACGATTCAGCCTGGCTTCCAGACACTTGATGCTGAGATCCTTATTCTCGGTGCTGCTGCTCATGCGATGGGTGTATCACCACAAATCATTACGAAGGCCTTTAAGATCCTTGGACGTGTCGGACAGGTCGATGACTTCACATTTGCTGAGATCAATAATAACTTACAACTGTCCACATATCGTGTGTATGACTTCCATGAGACGCCAATCAGTGACTTTGATCCTGTTGGTGCGGAATCGCGTTACACAACATTACATAGACCGGCTAGAATTATTGTCGAGGCCGTATAAGAAAGCGTATAAATAAGAATAACTATTCACACCCACGGAAAAGATTATGACAGCTATTATAACCAATCAGTTCAGGATCCAGAACCTGCAATACGCTAAGCGCGATATTGATTCTGGTATTGACGATATATTTCTCGCCGTCGGCCGAGCTTCTGCTTGGGATAACGACACAAACCCACCAGCTCCAAACATCGATCCACAGGATGAGATGAACGCACGCCTTAACTTCCAGTCGATGAAGAAGGTTGCGGACATCATTCCTTGTGTTGCTCGGTACAACTGGACAAGCGGTAACACATATGTTGCTTGGGACAATAACGACCCAACGCTGGCGACTAAGCAGTTCTATGTATTGAACCAGTCGACCTTTAATGTGTATATCTGCCTTCGTGCCGGTTCGGGTGCGTCTACAGTTGAACCTACAGGTACATCAACAGGCAACCCGTCTGAAGGTGCTGATGGTTACGTGTGGAAATACCTTTATACCATTACGGGTGCTCAAGGTGATAAGTTCCTGACTTCTGACTTTATGCCAGTCCTTCGTGACTCGAGTGTTGCTGCAGCAGCAACCGCTGGTCAAATCTGGGACTACAACATTGTTGAAGGTGGTACTGGTTACGGTTCTGCTCCGACTGTTACTATCGAAGGTGATGGTTCTGGTGCGACTGCTACTGCAGTAATCGCCGGTGGAGTTTTGACCGGTATCACGGTTACCGCTGTCGGTTCTGGCTACACATATGCCCGAGCAGTACTGACCGGTGGTTCTGCTTCAACCGAAGCTTCTATTACACCTGTCTTGTCACCAGTCTCTCTTGGACGTGAACTGACCGGCGTTGCTGTTACGAATGCTGGATCCAGCTATCCTGCCAGTTCAACTCTAGCTTTGACCATTGTGGGTGATGGTTTTGAAGCTGCTGCGAGTGCGTCAACTGATGGATCTGGTACAGTTAGCTCTGTCAGCGTCAGCGACGGTGGATATGGTTACACTAACTTAAGTGTTACTGTGGATCAGTCGACTGCAGGTACAACCGCTGTCCTGACTCCTCAGTTCTCTGCAGTCAAGGGCGGGTTTGGTTATGACCCAGTCGTTGATCTTCAGGCACATTATCTTATGTTCAACGTCATCCTTCAGGTTGCTGATGGTATTGACCAAGGCGGTGACTTCGTTATCAATAACGACTATCGTCAGTTGGCTCTTATCAAAAACCCACTGGATACGTCAGGTACTCAGTTGAAGTACGCATCTGATACAGGTACTGCAATGCCGTTCGTAACCGTTACCGGTGGAACGTGGATTCCTGATGACCTTATCACGGGTGGAACATCAACTGCTCAAGCGTATGTCTTGTATTACGATTCAGCTAATACACGGGTCTACTATGTTCAAGACGAAACGACTGGCTTCGATGCGTTCTCGGACGGTGAAGCGCTGTCTGGACCAGGTGGTTCGAGTGGTACTATTGACACTGGTGGCCACATCGGTGTCCGTGACATTGATAACTTCTCAGGTCGTATGTTGTACCTCGAAAACCGTGTTGCGGTTTCCCGTGCTGCTGACCAAACAGAAGACATCAAACTCGTCGTACAATTCTAAGTGAAAGAATAATCAATGGCTATCGATCTCAGTCTCGCACCTTACTATGACGACTTTAACGACGACAAGGGCTTTCACAAGCTCTTGTTCCGTCCAGGTCGTGCTGTACAGGCTCGCGAACTTACACAACTTCAAACGATCCTTCAAAATCAGATGGCACGGTTTGGTCAGAATATCTTCCTCGAAGGTACTGTGGTCATTCCAGGCGGTGTTACGATCGATACCAACTATGAGTATGTTAAACTCAGTGCCGGTGTCTTGGCCAACCTACAGGTAGGGGCGACTCTTCAAGGCTCGAGTGGTCTGACTGCTGTCCTTCTTCAGGCGGTTGCGGCTGATGGCAGTGATCCTGATACGATCTACGTTCGTTATACGGGTGGCGGTTCAGGTAATGGTGGACGTTTTGGTGCAGGTGAAACAATCACTTTCCAAAACCCAGCCGTTGTTGATGGTGGTAATGCAGTCACTGGTTCGGTTACTGCAGCGGTCTCAGCACCTTCTGGTGTTGGTACTAAAGTCAACCTCGATAAGGGTATCTACTTTATCAAGGGTTACTTTGTCGTTGCGACGTCTCAGTCACTCATCGTTGAGAAATATGGTATTCCATCCGGCACGGTTAAGCTTGGCTTGATTTCTTCAGAAGAGATTGTTGACTCTGCGGCTGACTCATCACTTCTTTCAAACGCGATCGGTTCATCAAACGCAAATGCTCCTGGTGCCGATCGTTATAAGCTTGCACTCACGTTGGCTCTTGAAGCAGACGTCGACGCAAGTACACAAGACTACTTCACTATTGCTACGATTAAGAATGCAGTCATCGTTGAAGCCCTGACACGTACACAATACGGTCTACTGGGTGATGAGCTTGCACGTCGTACATATGATGAGTCTGGCAACTATACAGTCAACCCATTCATTGTTCGTGTTGAGCCATCGAGTACCAGTGGAAAGTTGAACTTTGTTGCTGATCCTGGTCGTGCATATGTCCGTGGTTACGAAGTTAACAAGACAACCTCAACGACCATCGAGGGTAACAAAGCCGAAGTAACAGGTGAGCGTAACAGTTCACGTACGGCTACTCCTTTGGGTAACTATGTTCGTGCTGAAGCACCAAACGGCAGTGACAATACTGGCTTGCCAAACATTGGTACCTTCGCACAAGTCAACTTACGTAACTCAAGTGATACCGTCGTTGGTACTGCTAGAGTTCGTGCAGTTGAAAAAGAGTCTGCTTCAGTATATCGTTATTACCTGTTTGATGTGTCCATGTCTTCAGGAAGCTTTAGTGCAGTTCGTGACCTGCAGGCTACTGGCTTTGAAGCGAACCTTGTTGATGCAAGCGGAACAGAGCTTACGACTGATAGTGCAGTATTACATGACACTGGTACAAACGCATTGTTGTTCTACCATCCACAAGATCGTGTTAAGCAACTGTCCGACGTGTCTATTCGTGTTCAACGTTATGTGACATTCACAACTGACGGATCGGGTTCGGTTACTGTCGACTCTGGATCATCTGATGAGAAGTGGGCAAATAGCTCAGACTGGATTCTGGTCAAAGACTCTGATGGATCGGTTGATGCATCTGGCTCTATCGGTACTGTTGGCACTGACGAAGTTACAATCACAGGTCTTGATGCGTCTGCTGGTTATAAGATGATTGCATACCTCGATAAGGATGCTCCTGTCCAAAGGCCTAAGACGAAGACTGATGTTGTTGACGAAGTCATTACACCTGTCGGTAATGTGGTTACACTTGCTGATGGTGGTACTGCGGCACACGATATCTATCAACTCGTCTCTGTTAAGGACGTTGGCGCTGGTGATGCGGACATTACAAGTCGTTATGTTCTTGACAACGGACAACGGGATAACTATTATGGCATTGGTAAACTTACTCTTAAGGCGACTGCGGTTGCACCTACTGGTAACGTCAAAGTTTCTTTTAGCTACTTTGCTCATGCTGCCGGTGACTATTTTGCTGTCGACTCTTATGACAATCTTGTTGCTGCTGGTTCCTACTCTGATATACCTACGTATGTCAGGCCGGACGGTTCGTCAATCTTCCTTGCCGATGTCTACGACTTCAGACCAGTCATAAACGACGCTGGAACAGGTTACACCGGAGCAGGTGCTGTTGTTCAAGATCTTCCACAGATCAACGAAACGATTCAGGCCGATGTCGAGTACCACCTTCCGCGTATCGATATTCTGTACATTGCCTCAGATGGTGAGTTCGGGTTTGCAAGTGGTATCCCATCACTGAACCCAGTCCCACCACAGACGCCTGCAAACGCTATGGCAATCTATCACATCTTGTTTAACGCTGGTACGTTTGACGAGACTGACGTAACTATGGCCTTTGTCGACAATAAACGTTACACGATGCGTGACATTGGTCGTATCGAAGAGCGTGTTTCACGCGTCGAAGAGTGGTCAACATTATCACTTCTTGAGTCTGAGACTGCTACACTCGATGTCCTCGATGAGGATGGTAACAACCGATTCAAGTCTGGTTTCTTTGTTGATAACTTCGAAGACCATCTGTTCGCAGACTTTAATAACGCAGCATATCGTGCATCGATTGATCCACGTGTTGGTGAAGTACGTCCGACATTCCAAGAGGATAATATCCGTATGGTTTATCAGTCGTCACCGACTGACGGTAGTACATCAACAAACGTTGTCATCAAAGGTGACTTCTTGTATATGGATTATACCGAGTCGGTTGAAGTCAGCCAGTTACAAGCGTCGTCTGCGGTTAACGTGAACCCATACGCGGTTATCACCGGAACAGGTATGATCACCTTGTCTCCAGAGTCTGACGAGTGGAGAGACATAAATACAGATACACGGTCTGTGTCTCAGGTTGATACCGAGAGAGTGGTGTCACCTGCACAAGAACAGAACTTTAACAACTGGGAATGGAACTGGGGTGGTTTCACTGAGCCTGAGCCAACCATCAATACTAATACTGGCGGCGGTGGCGGCGGCGGGGGGATTGACAATA